AAGGCAAAAGCAAAATGAGAGCATTATCAGTTGGCGCAAATTTAACAGCAACAACAAACACTACCCTCTATACAGTACCTACAGGCTACTATGCAAGGGTAGTATTGCTTCGTGCTGCTAATGCAACTGGCTCAAACAAACACATTACTTTTGATTGGGTAGATACTTCAGCATCTGCTACCTATTCACTGGTTTACCAAACGGCAGTTACTTCTAAAACAACTCAAGATTGGGGCGGTGTATCCTATTTTGTAATGGAAGAAGGCGACATACTCAAAGCAACATCAGAATCAGCATCAACATTTGCTGTTGCAGTCACTATTGAAGAAGAAGGGTTGACAAGAACATGACCTACCTAGAATTAATTAATGATGTACTTGTAAGGTTGCGTGAGACAACTGTTTCTACAACAACTGAAACAACTTATTCAACTTTGATTGGCAAGTTTGTCAATGACGCAAAGCGTCAGATTGAGGATGCCTTTTCGTGGAACGCATTAGGTCAAACAATCACAGTCACTACTACTGCATCTACAGCATCTTATTCTTTGACGGGTGCTGGTCAGAAGTTTCAAGTAATGGATGTAATCAACACCACAAGCAATGTTGGCCTTACAAATATCAGCTTTGTGGATATGAATCGCAAGTTAAACTTTACGCCATTGGTCAATTCAATCCCTACTGAATTTGCTTTTGATGGAGTTGATGCCTCATATGACACAAAAGTAAATCTTTACCCAATACCTGATGGTGCATACACAATCAAGTTTGCTTTGACAGTCCCACAAGCAACACTATCATCTGGCTCAACAGTTGTACTGGTTAGTGATGTTTTGGTGGCTCAGAATGCCTATGCTCGTGCATTGGTTGAACGTGGTGAAGATGGCGGTCTGTCTTCATCTGAAGCGTATCTGCTTTACAAATCCATGTTGTCTGACCAAATTGCTTTGGAAGGCACTCGCTACCCTGAGAATCAGGAGTTTGTTGCGATATGAGCCAAGCAATTCAAACCTACAGCATCTCAGCCCCCGGCTTTTATGGGTTGAACACTCAAGATTCGCCTCTTGATTTGAATGCTGGCTTTGCTTTGGTTGCGACAAACTGCATCATTGACCAGTATGGTCGTATTGGTTCACGCAAAGGTTATTCAAGAGTCAATTCTTCTTCTGGTAATCTTGGCGCAAATGATGTAAAAGTCATTCATGAGTTAGTGCAAGCTGATGGCACTTTGACTGTTTTATTTGCTGGAAACAATAAATTATTCAAACTTGACGGTTTTAATGCTGTTGTTGAACTTACCTATGGTGGCGGTGGTACTGCACCAACAATCACAGCAAGCAATTGGCAATGTGCTTCTTTGAATTCAATAACTTATTTCTTTCAAGTAGGTTATGACCCACTTATTTATGATCCTGCTGTAAGTACGACTACTTTCCGTAGAGTTTCTGAGAAAACAGGTTATGTAGCAACAGTCCCAAGTGGAAACATTGTTATTTCTGCTTTTGGTAGATTATGGTCGGCAAGTACTTCTGCAAATACTTCAACTGTTTATTTTTCTGACTTGATTGCTGGTCATGTTTGGTCAACAGGTACATCAGGTTCTTTGAATGTAGATCGTGTTTGGGTAAATGGTTCTGATGAGATTACAGGACTTGCCGCACATAATGGATTTCTGTTCATCTTTGGTAAGCGTCAGATTCTGATTTATCAAGGGGCAACTACACCAGCCTCAATGTCATTGAGTGACACTGTTGAGGGCATTGGTTGTATTGCTAGGGATAGCATTCAGACAACCAGCACTGATGTTCTGTTCTTGTCTAATTCTGGTGTCAGATCGTTGATGAGAACGGTGCGAGAGAAGTCTGCCCCAGAACGAGACTTATCTAAGAATATTCGTAATGACTTGATGGGAACTGTAGCTGGTGAGACACTGGCAAACATCAAGTCTATTTATTCTGAAAGAGAAGCATTTTACCTATTGGTAACTCCAAGCATTGATACTACTTGGTGTTTTGACACTAAGGCATATCTACCTGATGGTTCTGCAAGGGTTACTACATGGGACTCAATTACGCCTAAATCGTTTTTATTCCGTAGGAATGGTACGCTTTATATAGGTCAGAATGGATATGTAGGTTTGTATGGAACTTACCAAGATTACGCAAGCTCTTATAGGATGCTGTACTACACTAATCATGCCGATCTTGGTGACCAGAATGTAACTTCTCTTTTAAAGAAATTGTCTATTGTTGTTATTGGTGGAACAAATCAGGACGTTACATTTAAGTGGGGATTTGATTTCAAAACAAATTATTTGTCTGACAATACAACTATTCCAGAACAAGGTGTTTACTATTATGGAGTTGCGGAATATGGTGCAAATGCAACAGTTATTGCGTATTATTCTGCTGGTGTTGCATTACAGACATTGAAAGTTGCAGCGTCTGGATCGGGCAAAGTTGTACAAACAGGTTATGAATCTGATATTAATGGAACTCCATTGTCGATTCAAAAGATTGAAATTCAAGCCAAAAACGGCAAGATAAGTTAAAGGGGAATATTTTGAGTAATTATACAAAGAGTACCAACTTTGCAACCAAAGATGCTTTAGCTTCTGGAAATGCCTTGAAGATTGTCAAAGGCACTGAGATTGATACTGAATTCAATAACATTGCTACTGCTGTTGCGACTAAAGCAGATTTGGCTAGTCCTACCTTTACTGGTACGCCTACATTGCCTACGGGGACTATTGGTGTTACTCAGTCTGCTGCTAACAGTTCAACTGCTCTTGCTACAACTGCATTTGTTCAAGCTGCATTGTCGGCTTTATATCCAGTAGGTGCTATTTACATCAATGCAACAAGTTCAACTAACCCTGCAACATCATTAGGATTTGGTACATGGACTGCATTTGGTGCTGGTAGGGTCATGGTTGGTTTTGACTCAGGGAATGCACTGTTTGATGTTGCCGAAGAAACTGGTGGTAGTGCAGATGCAATTGTTCCAACTCACACCCACACTGCCACATCAACTGTTACAGACCCCGGACACTCGCACGTTATTGGATTTCAAACTGGACTTCTTGATAGTGGTTCTAATGGTGCTTTAAAACAAACTGGCAATTCAAATACAGATACTGCTGTAACTGGAGTTACTGTTGCAACAACAGTTGCTACAACTGGTGTCAGCGTAACAAATGCTAACTACCAACCATACATTACTGTTTATATGTGGAAACGTACTGTATGAACCAATTTACAGTTATTGATGATGAACAATCTACTGTCACTGTAGTTGATGGTAAGTTGTCTGACATTGAAAACTTTGATGATTTGAGTCTTGAACATTGGGTTTGTTTCAATGATAAGAAGCCCATTTTCAATACGGTTTATTTAGGTAATTTGAGGGTTGTGATTGCCAAAGATGATGACCAATCAATTGGTTATATTTTTTATGGATTGTTTAAGAGTCCATATTATGATGAAACTTGGTGTCAAGTTGATATGTTCTTTTTAAAGCCTGAGTATAGAAAGCAAGGGATTGGCAAGGAAATGTTTGACTTGGTTGAGAAGATTGCAAAGGAAAATGGTTGTAAGAGGTTGATTGCAAGTTATAACCTTAAAGAACCATTAGAAGCGTTTTATAGAAAATTTGGTTTTAATGCTACTCATGTAGCAGTCGCAAAGGAGATTTGATATGCCATTTTCAGCAGCATTAGTAATCGGAGGAACACAACTATTAGGCGGCGCAATGCAAGGAGATGCCGCAAGAAGTGCGGCTCGTACTTCAGCCGATGCTCAAGTAAAAGCAGCACAAATTGCAGCAGATGCGGCAAGGTTTCGTCCTGTTGGCATAACAACCCGTTACGGTACATCTAACTTTCAGACAGATGCACAAGGTAATCTAATTGGTGCTGGCTACAACGTCAGTCCTGAGTTAAGGGCTTACCAAGACCGTCTACAGGCTCTTACAGGCGGTGCATTGACTCAGGCTGAACAAGCGCAACAGCAGTATTTGCCATTGTCTACATCTGCTGAAAGTTTGTTTGGATTGGGTCAGCAATATCTTGCTCAATCTCCTGAACAAACTGCACAAAAATATATGCAACAGCAACAGGATTTGCTTGCACCTAGCCGTGAACGATCAATGGCTCAATTGCAGAACCAGTTGTATCAGCAGGGTCGTGGTGGTTTGTCTGTTGGTGCTACTTCTGCTCGTCCTAGCGGTGCGGCTGGCTTTGGTGCTGCCTCTCCTGAGATGGAAGC